CAATTCCTAAACACAGAACCACACGAAAACAAGAAACGAGAGTTCATATATTCCTGTGTTTTGTCTTTAGGAGATGTAAAATCACGTATGATCGGATACGAGACATACGGAAGAAACGTACAACATATGGGAGAGGACACCAATGTCAGTGAATAATAGAGTAGTAGATTATGATAAGCTACTTAAAAACATAAACGAAATGATTAACTTGCTTGAATTCGATGCAATGCGAAGCTCAGGCAAAGCTAAACTTAACTCACAACACTTACATTCTTTGTATTATTTGGCTGAGATCTACGAAAAGAAAGTAGAACCACCTAAGCCAAGTATTAAGCCAGCCGAAACAAAAGCTGCGCCTGCCAAGAAAGTAACAAAGAAAGTAGCATCTAAAGCTGCTGAGTGAGGAGAATAAATTATGAGTAATGATCAAACTGTACCCGCTATGGATCACGGAGATATTACTTCTGGTCAAACTGAAGCCGAACTCCTGGATGCCGTTCTTCGTGGAACATCGTTTCTACAGAATGAAGAGCCGCTACCCGATGAGGAGATTCCCGAAGTTGACCCGGAAGAATCAGATTACGAAGACGACCTAGAAGAATCTGAAGAAGCCGTTAGTGATGAGGAATCCGAAGAAGAAGTTGATGAAGAATCAGATGAGGATGGCGATGAATCCGAAGAGGAAGAATCCCCTACCCAAGAAGTTGATGTCTACACAGCAGAAGATTTGGATTTGGACGCTTTAGTCCGTGTTAAGATTGATGGAGAAGAAGTAGATGTCTCATTTTCAGACCTACTTAAAGGATATCAAACTGACAACTCTTTATCTAAGAAAGGTCGAGAACTTGGTGAAGCACGACAGCAATTAGAGCAAGAACGCCAAGAAGCGTTAGCTCAAGTTCAATCAATGTCGGAAGCTTCAGCTGCTGTATTGATGGGTCAAGAGCAACAATTATCACGTGAATATCACGAAATTGAAGCTCGGATTCAAAAAGCACGAGATGAAGGTGATCGATACGAATTAGAAGAACTCAAAGATCAACGTGAACAAGCTCAAAGTAAATACTGGGCAGCACGTAGACAACGAGAAGGATTACAAGAACAATTAAACAAACAGAAAGATATGCAAGCCCAACAAGAATGGGAATCTAATATGCAATATTTTTCTGAAGTAATTAATGAAAAGGTTCCTGGATTTGACGAAAAGATGGCACAAGACATTCGCGCATTCGCAGTAAGCGAAGACGTAGGGTTGCCTGAATACGTAGTTGATTCAATCATGGATCCAGATGTAATTCGAGTTCTACATGATTACATGGTTCTCAAGACTGGCGTAACTAAAGGCGAAGCCAAACGTAAAGCTGCTCCTGCAAAGAAAGCAGTTCCTACAAAGAAAGGTAAGTCTAAGCAAGCTAAAGTCGAAGATAAAGAGAAGATGATTAAAGCAAGAGCATTCCGAGAGGATGCTTCTAAGGAAGATCAGGATGCCTTCCTCAAACAATACGCAGCGAAATCTTTATCGCGTTTATAATAACGAAAACAATTAAAACATGGAGGTCTTAAATGGCTACTACTACAGGCGCACGTACTACCGGCGGTCCTCAGGGTCCTGGTTACCTGTCTAACAACAAGGATGCTTCACAACGTGAAGACTTGGCAAACTTCATCTCGATGATTTCTCGTGATGAGACCCCATTCATGTCATCAATCGGCAAATCAAAAGCAACCGCATTGTATCACGAATGGCAAACTGACGAATTGGCAGCTCCAGGCGATTCACGTATCGCTGAAGGTGTTGACTTCGTAGCTCCTACTGCGGGTGGTTCTGCTGTATCTGGCGAGCACAATGCTGCATTCAACGATGCTGGTCCTAATCGTACCCGTTTGGGTAACTACTGCCAGATCAACGGTAAGACAATTGCTGTATCTGGTACTCGCCGTGCAGTTGATCAAGCTGGCGTAGCTGATGAGTATGCTTATCAGTTGAAGAAGCGTGGTACTGAGATGCGTCGCGACATCGAGAAGAACATGATTCATGACTTCCAAGTTGCAGTTGGCTCAGGTATCCGTTCAGCTGGTGGTTTCCAGTCTTGGATCAACGGTAACTCTAACGTAGTTTACAAAGGTCAATTCCAAGCTGCATCTGATGCAACTACTGGTGCTGGCGTAGACAACAATGGTACTGCTACTATCCGTTCTTCTATTGCGGGTTCTACTACTGCTCCTACTAAAGCTGCTTTGACTTTGTCTGACATTGACGAAGTAATGCAGAAGATCTATGAAAATGGTGGTAAGGCTACCAAGATCATGGTATCACCTAAGAACCGTCGTAACTTCTCTGACTTGATTCAAGCAGAGTCAAATGTACGTCGTAATGTTGACATGGACGGCAAATTGCGCCAGTCTGTTGACATCTACATGTCTGACTTCGGTGACGTTATGGTTGTCCCTAACTATGTTATGGGTCTATCTAACAACGTTGCATTTACTGGTGACAACAACGTTGCTCACTCAGGTGCAGGTGTAACTGACGTTGCTGACTTCTCTGCATTGATCTATGATCCATCATGGTTCTCTGTAGCTACTCTACGTCCATTGGCGGAAGTTGATGTAGGTCAGAAAGGTGACTCAATGGTTGGTCAAATGGTTGAAGAGTGGACTCTTCAGTGCAACAACCCTAAAGGTTGTGGCGCAATCTAC